CAGAAATAGAAAGAAGAGCCGCAACAATAATGCGACTACCATAAAAAATTTAAATAAAAAATAAATAGCCATGGCAAAAGCTGCAAGTAGTTTAATTAAAATTAGTTTTGGTAAAAAGAAAAAAGGAGTTGCAAAAAAATCATTTAATAAACATGATAGAAAAGAAAGAAACTATCGTGGACAAGGAAAAGCCTAATATTTATAGAATATGACAACACTAGAATTATATAAGAAACATAAATTCGGAACAGTAAGCCGTGATAAATTTCTATACGAAGTTCGTAGAGATAATAATTTACCTTGGGTAACTAACATTACATCTTATGATGATGCAGTAAAAATCCTTAAAAACAAAGGCATTATTCGTGAAATGGATGCTAATGTGCAAATAGATCCAGCAGTTGATCTTGTTAATCCATATTTCCTTAAGAAAGGAGTTCAATCCCTTCTCGCAAAAGAAAAAGAATTAACTAATGATTCTTATGTAAATGCTCTTAATAAAGCAGCTAAAAATTTAATAAAAGATCCAAACTTCTACGAAGTAGACATGTTTGCTAATGCTGATGAGATTGAAAAAGCTGATGCTAAACTTCAAATGGAGCCTGTTAAAAAAGACAACTTCAATAACGAGGATCGCGAGATGAAGAAGATTAAAGGTAAAAATGATGCTAAAGCTAATACTAAAGTTAGCACTAAAGAAAATAAAAAAGGTAAGCCAAAAGGTGTTGAAATCATGAAAGAAGCAGTTCTTGATGAACTTCTTTCTTCCCTTAAAAAAAAAGATTTAGTTAAAGAAGATGTACATCCCACATATAATGTAGGTGCCGAAGTATATACTCATAATGGTAAGGGTAAAATAAAAGAGATTATTGGTAGTACTTTCACTATTGAAATGGAAGATGGCTCTTTAGTAGATGTTCAAATAAATACTGTAGATCACCATACAGAGAAAGCTAAAGAGGCAGAAAATGAAACCCAACTTAATAAGCATGAATTAGACGCTGCCTGGGCACAAAGAGATAAAGAAAATCCCAAAGTATTTGCTGGAATGCTTGGTGATCCTGAATATTGGCAAACACCTTTAGATCCTGAGACTATCAAAAAATATATTGACAAGTATAAGGATGATAAAGAAAAAATAAAACGTCTTTATACTAAGCTAAAAGAATTAACTATTATAAAAAAGAAAGGCGGTTCTGCAATACCTGGCGCTGTTTTTGGAAGTCCAGGAACAGCAACGCAATATATAAATTCTTTAGAGCCATCTGCAAAAAGTCAAGTAATACAACAAAATTTATAATGAACAAACAACTTCTAATAGAATATAATGCATTTAGCCCGCTTCCTCATTCATTAACTGAAGGTAGAAGATTAGCTAATGGTAATATGGTAGTATCTGGTTTAGTTCAGGCTTGTGACAAGCCTAATGCAAATCATAGAATATATCCATATGGAATTCTATTTCAACAAGTTGAAAAATATATTGCAGGTCCTATTGCTGAAAATAGAGCTTTAGGAGAATTAGATCATCCAGAATCTAGTGTTATTAATCTTAAAAATGTTAGTCATAATATAATTAAGATGTGGTGGGATGGAAAAGATCTTTATGGAGATATTGAAATACTTCCAACTCCTTCTGGTAATATATTAAAGGAATTATTTAGAAATAATATTACTGTGGGAATTTCATCTAGAGCTATGGGTTCTGTTTCTCCTATTGGTGAAGGTCTAGTACAAGTTGAAGACGATCTTGATCTTATTTGTTGGGATTTTGTTTCAACACCATCAACATATGGTGCATACATGAAACCTGTTTCTGGATTAAGAGAATCTGTTGATAGAAATATTCAACAAAATACAAATACCTCTAAGATTAACAGAATGATTTCTGATATTATTTGTTCTCAGTCAGGCATCTGTTGCCTTCACTAGTAAAAATATTTTTGTAAATATTTATTTTTGCAGTAAATCTACATATTTATTGCATATGTACTAATTCTAATATAGTACTACTAGATTACAATCCTATATTGCTTCCTAATCTAATAAGCAATTACAATCAACATTTTTACAAATGAGTAACCTTTACCAGGATGCAATCCTCGATGCTAAAGCTTTACGCGCTAGTGCAATGGCCAACGCAAAAGCAGCTTTAGAAGAAGCATTTGAGCCTAAGATCCAAGAAATGATGCGTCTTAAACTCACTGAAGAGTTTGATTCGCTAGAAGAAGATGAAACTATGAGCGACATCGCAACTGATGCTGCAAATGATGCTATGGAAGAAGAATCTGTATCTTCAGTAGATATGGAAGAAAACGTGGACATCAATGAAGCTGAACTTGAAGAAATTCTTGCTCAATTAGAAGAATTATCAAAAGAAGAAAATCAATCTCCACTTCAAGAAGCTGAAGAAGCTGATGAAGATGAAGATAAAGATTCTGAAGAAGACGCTGCTGAAGATGCAACTGAAGAAATTGGAGATGAAACAAAAATCATCGATATTACTTTAGGCGATCTTAAACAAGTACTTCAATCTGTAATGGCAGGTCAAGATGGCGCTGATCTAGGAATGGATCAAGACGTTTCTGATGCAGAAGCCAACGATGCAGAAGCCGAATCTGAAATCTCTCTTGATGAAATTCTAGCTGAACTTGAAATGGAAGAAGGTAATGAAAAAGCGGGACAGTATGAAGCTGAACTAACTTCAGAAACTGATAACCAATCTTCTAAAAAAGACATGTTTGAAAAGAAGCACAAAAAAGAAGAAGATGACGGTGAACTTGAAGAAGCTAAAGCTACTATTGAAACACTTCGTCAAAATCTTCAAGAAGTTAATCTTCTTAATGCTAAGTATCTTTACATGAATAAGTTGTTTAAATCTAAGTCTTTAACTGAATCTCAAAAAGTAAAAGTTATCAACGCTCTTGATCGTGCTAGTAATGTAGCAGAAGTTAAGAACACTTATGAAACTTTGAAAGAGTCTTTTAGTGAAACTAAGAAAACTCAACTTAAAGAATCAATTGGTTTTGCTTCACAAGCCGCAGGTATGGCTCCAAAAGGTAATATAGTGGATGCAGATCCATTTATTAACAGATGGCAGACACTTGCTGGTATTTCAAAAAGAAAATAAAATAAATAAAACAATGGCAAACTTAGTACAATCTTTACTAACCGAATCTGCCCAAACAGCATTCTCTGATCAACATGGTGTTGCTCAGAAATTATGCAAGAAATGGGGAAAATCAGGTCTTTTAGAAGGCCTTCAAGATTACGACAAAAATAACATGTCGTTAATGCTTGAGAATCAAGCTAAACAATTAGTAATCGAATCTTCTCAAACAGGTGGAACTGGCACACAAGCAACTTTCACAGCTGGTAACGGCGAACAATGGGCTGGTGTAGCTTTACCTTTAGTTCGTAAGATCTTTGGTCAAATCGCGTCTAAAGAGTTTGTTTCAGTTCAACCAATGAACTTACCTGCAGGTTTGGTGTTCTATCTTGATTTCCAATACGGAAATACAAAATCACCTTTTACTGCTGATACTTCTATTTATGGTACTGCAACTGCAAACTTTGGTAACGCTGCTGCTGGCGGTCTTTATGGAGCTGGTCGTTTTGGTTATTCTTTAAACCAATTCTCTGCTTCTATCGTAGGTCCAACTTCAGCTTCTGCAACTCAGTTTGAAGTAGATTACGATGCTGCTTATACAGCTTCTACTCCAAATGGTATTGTTAAATTGACTGTACCAACTTCATCATTGAGCGGATCTTTAAATTTTGATGGTGTTCGTGCTTTTACTATTGCTACTGGTTCTGGTACTTTTGCTGTTACTGATGTTCTTCAGCAATTTACAGCCGTATCTTCAAGTGCTGCTGGTGTATTTATCAACTTCTTTATTAACAAAGGATTTTCTGGTAGTACAACTGCGCCTTATATCGTTAGCTATAATAAAGCTACTGATTTTAACTCACGTGGTGATTTCGAAGATCGTTCAGGACTTCCTGCAGTTCCTAATAATCAGTCTGCGACTTCAATTGTTATCCCTGATATCAATGTACAAATGAAGAGCCAAACCATTTCTGCTAAAACTCGTAAGTTAAAAGCACAATGGACTCCAGAATTTGCACAAGACCTTAACGCTTATCATTCACTTGATGCTGAAGCTGAATTGACTGGTCTTCTTTCTGAACATATCTCTCTTGAGATTGATCTTGAAATATTAGACATGTTAATTCAAAATGCTCCAACTATTGAGTACTGGTCTGCAAAGGTTGGTAATCAAATTAACCAAAATGCGTCTACTGGATTTACTGCAAACACTGCTGGTGTTTATTATACTCAAATGAGTTGGTTCCAAACTCTTGGAATTAAACTTCAAAAAGTATCTAACATCATTCACCAACGTACATTACGTGGTGGTGCTAACTTCCTAGTTGTTTCTCCAACTATCGCTACTATCCTTGAATCAATCCCTGGATTTGCAGCTGATACCGATGGTGCAGCAGATACTATGAAATATGCATTTGGTGTTCAGAAAATTGGCCAATTAAATAGTCGTTATAAAGTATACAAAAACCCTTACATGGTTGAGAACGCTATCCTTTTAGGATTCCGTGGTAATCAATTCCTTGAGTGTGGTGCTGTTTACTCTCCATACGTTCCATTGATTATGACTCCACTTGTGTACGATCCAAATACCTTCACTCCAAGAAAAGGTATTATGACTCGTTACGCAATGACTATGGTACGTCCTGAATACTATGGTTTAGTATTGGTAGCTGATACCAACGTTATCTAATAATAACAATTAGATATATAATAAAGCCCAACCCCGTAAGGTTGGGTTTTTTATTTACTATAACTCAATATTTATTTGAAAAGGTATCTGATGGACAATCCAAAAAAAACTGCAAAGAGGTCTTTAAAAAATCCAATTAAGTTCGGAGTAAATTTAAATGAAGAACAAAAACAAGCAAAAGCGGTTATATTAAGTAATAAAATAACTGTTTTAAGAGGTCAAGCAGGTTCTGGTAAATCTTTAGTTGCGGCTCAAGTTGCTTTAGATCTTTTATTTCATCGTGAAGTTGAAAAAATAATCCTAACAAGGCCTGCAGTAACATCAGGTGAAGAGATAGGATATCTTCCAGGAGATAAAGATGCTAAATTAGCTCCTTATACAGCAGCTATATATGATAATATGTATAGGCTTTATAATAAAGAGAAAATAGATAAAGCAATACTAGAGGGAGAAATAGAAGTTATACCATTAGCATTTATGAGAGGTAGAAATTTATCAAATTGTTGTATTGTAGTAGATGAAGGACAAAACATTACACATAGGCAAATGGAATTAATGTTAGGTCGTATTTGTAATGGTAGTAGAATGATTATATGCGGTGATGGCGCACAGATTGATTTAAAAGATAAAAAAATGAGTGGTTTTAATTTCATATGTACTAATTTTAAAGAGGTACCAGGTTTTAGTATAGTCACTTTGAAAACAAATCATCGTGATCCAATAGTAGAAAAAATTCTTGAAATATATAAAGCACACGATTAATGGCAACAACACAGATATATGATGGTACTCCTATAGCAATTTCTGGATCAACTCCGTTTGGTTTCTATGATAATGATAGTCAATACCAATCAGACGGACCTAAAGTAGCAAACTATGTTGCAAGAAAATTAGGATACCCTGTAATGGAAGTTGAACTTCAAGATATAAACATATATGCGTGTTTTGAAGAAGCTGTATCTGTCTATTCAGAAGAATTATATCTATCTAAAATTAAAGATAACTATTTAAGTTTAGAAGGAGGATCAACTGGATCTGTATTAAATAATACAGTAGTTGTTCCAAATCTTAATGCAATAGTAACTATAGCTGAAAACTATGGAGCACAAATTGGCATTGGTGGTTATTCTGAGGTATATAAAGCTCCTTTATATTTAACTGCTGGTAAACAAATATATGATTTACAAGCCTGGGCTCTTAGCGGAAGTCTAATAGAGCCAGGTGATAGTGTTGTAATAAACAAAATATATTATGAAGCTCAACCAGCTATTAATCAATACTATGATCCATATATTGGAGGATCAATAAACTATCAAGGTGCAACAGAAAATTTTGGTTGGGCTTCTTATTCTCCTGGATTAAATTTTGTATTATTCCCTGTATATTGGGATATTCAAAGAATTCAAGAAATTGAAATGTCTAACACTGTTAGAAGATCTGCATATTCTTTTGGAATAGCAAATAATAAATTAACTATATTTCCTTTTCCTGAAATAGATGGAATAGTAGTATATGTAGATTATTGGAAGAAAAGTGAATTAGCTAGTATAAGTGGTAATAGTCCTTATGGAAGTGGAACAAGTAGTACTAGCGGTCCATCTTATGGAGGTGGATTAATAACAAATCCATCAAATGTGCCATATACAAATGTTACATATAATCAAATAAACCAACCAGGAAGACAGTGGATCTATGAATTTACATTAGCTCTTGCATCTGAACTTTTAGGTTTAGTAAGAGGTAAGTATACTCAAATACCTGCTCCTGGTTCAGAAGTTACTCTTAATGGCGCTGATTTAATTTCTAAAGGAAAAGATACTCAAGCCGCATTAAGAGAAAGATTAAGAGGCGATTTAGTAGATCTAAGCAGACAAGCTCAATTAGAAAGAAAACAATCAGAGAATCAATCTATTTCAAGTACTTTAAATGAAGTACCCATGTTTATTTATATCGGATAAATTTATACTATGGCTTTATTTGGAACTATAAATGACATTAATACCTTTAAAATATTTTCTAGAGAATTAATAGAAGACATTATTTCCCAAGAAATAGGTTATTATAAATATAAATTAGGCGATACTCAATCCAATATATATGGAGAGAGTATGTCTAAATATTTTATAGGTCCTGTATTAATACCGTGTTTAATAGTAAGAGGAGATTTTAATCAAGAAAGAACAGAATATGGCCCGGATACTATAAGATCTAATACCTTTAGATTTCTTACAGATCATTTAAAAGACGCTAACGTATTTCCTGAAGTTGGAGATGTTATTATGTATAATGAAGGTTACTATGAAGTAGATAATGTTAATGAGAATCAGTATATTTTAGGAAAAGACCCTCAATATTCTTATAGTCCTGATTTAGTTAATTTTGGTGACTCTTACTCTATTATATTAGAAACACATTATTCAAGTCCTGATAAACTTGGTATAGTTAAAGAAAGATTATAATGGCAATACAAATAGTTAGACCTACTAATAGGCGAGAATTCATGGATAAGTTAGTTGAGCCGTATGATCCAAAATCTGGAAATCCAAATGCGGTTTTTTCTGAGTCAACTAAATTAGGTCAGCCTGAAGAAAATAGAGCCTACGAAATAAGCAATAAATCAGAGCCTGAAAAAGAATTCAATATTGGAATAAAAGATATTGATGAAGCTGTTTATTATTATTTTAATAATATATTAAAATTAAGTGTTGTTCAAAATAATACAAAATTAACCCTCCCAGTTATTTACGGAACTCCTGAAAATTGGAAAAGTGTTCAAGAAGACGGTTATTACAGAGATCAAAATGGAAAATTAATGGCGCCTCTTTTAATGTTTAAAAGGGGTAGTGTAACACAAAATAGAGGTCTAGGTAATAAGTTAGATGGAAATATGGCGCATAATATGCAGCTATTTAAAAAGAAATATACAAAAAGAAATTTTTATAGTAACTTTAATATATTAAATAATAGAGCACCTGAAAGTAAGTACGTAGTATCAGCAACACCTGATTATATTACTGTTGAGTATGAGTGTATTTTATGGACACATTATGTAGAACAAATGGATAAACTTATCGAGGATGTTAATTTCGCTTCCAGATCATATTGGGGCGATCCTAACCGCTTCCAGTTCTATAGTTCAATAGAATCATTTACTGATAATACAACCTATAATTTAGGTGAGAATCGAGCTTCTAGAACTAATTTTACACTTAGTTTAAATGGATACTTAATTCCAGAGTCACTAAATAAAAGTATGGCTTCCATGACAACTGCTTATGGAGCTGCGCAAATAGTTTTTGGTTTAGAGTTAGCTTCAGGAACTGAAGAGTTTTCAATTAAAACAAATAAAGGAAAATCATCTAATATTAAACCTGTGCTATTATCTGATTCTGTTAATATAGTTAATAATATTACTCAAGGTGGTGCTTCGGATGCTGTAGTTACATATCTTAATATAAATAAAACAGTTGTTGCAACATTTGTATCAGCAAATACTGTAAGTTTTTCTTCAGGTTGGTTAACAGCACCATCACCACTTCCAGCAACTAGTTTAACTAATTTTAATTTTTTTGTAAATGGTATGTATGTTGAACCATCAAGTATAACTAGTTTTATAAATTATGGTAGTCTTTCAATTTTAACTATTGATCCGGTATTATTACAATATAGTTTTGAATCCACAGATGTAATAATTGGTATAGGAAAATTTAATTAATATATGGCAAGATTAAAATTTAAACAGGTATTTTCTAATTTGCAATATAATGCTGCTAATTCTCAATTAATATTAAGCAGCAGTAATACTAATATACCTGCTCTAGTTATTTCTGGATCTACAGTTATAACATCAACGCCAAATGAAACAGGTTCATTAACTATTCAAAATATAAATTCTTTTGGAGATTCTGGAAGCTTCTTTACTATGGATTTAGGAGACTACTAATATTTATAATCTGACTACATAGTCAAATATTAGTACATACGAAAACCAATAAAGACATATGTCTAACCAGTATCTTAAACTGCGCCGCTCATCGGTGCCAGGAAAAATTCCTGATACAGCTTCTTTAGATTTTGGAGAAATAGCTCTGAATACATATGATGGCTTAGCTTTCATGAAGAAATCAGGTTCAGCTGGTATACAAATTG